TTGTGTCATTGTGTTATATGAAGGTGCACCTGCTGTAGGTGGTGAAGATCTTATATCTGAATTTGTAGTATTGTTTGTAGTTGATGTAGATTCTGAACCTGATTGATATGTAGTTGTGGCAGTTGATGTATAGCCACCATCGATACTTGTGTTAGAGCCAGAAGTATTTGTTTGTGTAGTATCTGCTTGAGCTGGTCTCACACAAAAAGCTAGAAATAACATCATTATTATCAGTGCTCCTGTAAAATAATAATTCATAAATTTATCCATCGTATTTTATTTCATTTTCAAAGGACATATCGGTCCCATGATCCTTTTCTTTTTTATAAGTTCTTTTACATGCACAATCTTCACATCCACATAAACCATATTCGTCTGCGTGTAGTTCTCCACCGCAGTGACAATCGTGTTGACATTTTTTACATTTAGTCATCTTTTTTTTCCTCAATATCATAGAAGAACTTGTCAGTATCTTCTGTTTTCCATCTTCCCGTATTTTCAACATTCCAATCACTTGTTTGAACTTTCCAGTCAGGAGTTTCATTCCTAACTGTAAATGATGGGATGTCCCAAAGTATACGATTGTTTGGCTGAGCCGCATAATTGCCGTCATCTAACGCAATTATGTGTGCGCACTTATGTTCGTGCGAAATTTCTGAATGATCAGTATCTACTATATTACTCTCTGGGTGCGCCCAGTCAACAGTAAAAAGGTACGCACCAGGGTGTAATTTCTTATCTTTTCCAAAATATTTTCCAGACTGACCGTCTAGAATATCATAAGAAGTGACAGCAGGATAATAACTAAAACAATTCCAGAGCTGAAGTTCATCAAGTCGTCTTCGTGGTACGTCTTTGACTTCGAAACCCCGTTGAATAAACGCGCTAATTGGTAAGCGGTAAAATACTGCACCGTTTTCCATAATAGCGTGAAATAATATAGGACGTCCTGTAATCGATGCCAGGCCAAATATAATGCAGTCTTCCACTTCTCCATGATGAGATTTAAGATCGTAGAGATACTCTCTCCTGATCTGTGCATACGTTACAGGAATGTTTGCATTTAAATAGGCCATGGCAGGTCATAAATTAATTAGTAACTAAATGTACTATTATAATTATTGCAACTATAACTACAGCTGTAGCTTTTTTGTTGCCTATTGCTAAGTTCCATATTCTCTTAGCTTCTTTTGTAACTTTTTCCATAGTTCCCTCCATTTTTTATTTTATTATACCCCAATTAGGGCCAAATTCATAGTCTACTTTGTTTTTAACTTCAAGAGAAATTGCTTGTTCCATTGTTTCTTGGACCGTGATCCGTTGTTCTTTACTCTTGATTGAAAGACAAAGTTCATCGTGAATTTGTATGTGTGGTATTATGCCTTTTTCATGTAAATCTACCATTGCTTTCTTTGTCATATCTGCAGCAGAGCCTTGAATTAATCTATTCAAAGCTTTGTAAGTAAACGCTGGAGTATAGTATCTTTCAAAATAGTCCATGTAGTTTGGATCTATTTTATTTTCTTTAAACTTATCTAACATCTCAGCTTTGAAAGCTTCTCTTGCCTGCTCTTCAGTATATAAAGGTACCTCGTTGAATCTATTAATCTCAGGGTTCCATTCTTTATTTGTTGTTTCCCATTTATCAAACCTGCAGAACCTATCGTACAAAGTAAATAGTAATTTATTTTCTTTTGAAAATTGTATTAACTGTTGTGATAAATCACGTACAAAAGGAACTCTCCTATGATACTCGTTAAATAAAGATTTTGCTTTAGCTTGATCTAATCCTAGTTCTTTCTGTAATTTTATTTTACCCATACCATAGAAAAGTCCTAGGTTAATTGTTTTTGCCTGTTTCCTGGAGATATTAGCCATGTCAGCAACGATTTGATGGAAATCGGCATCATCCCTATCAAATTCTTCCTGCAAGTTATCTGTACCTGGAAGTCCTAATTTAATTGCATAGTGAACCACGATCCGTGGTTCCTGTTGCGAGTAGTCAAAACTTCCCCAATCGCATCCTTCTTCAGGTATAAAAAGTTCTCTCATTTTTTTACCAATAAATCCTTTTGAAGGAATCTGTTGTAAGTTAGGATTTGACATTGAAAATCTTCCAGTAACCGTTCCTCCTGAATCTGATCTAATTTGATTTATATCTGCATGTATTCTATCTTCATGTACATAACTTAATAAGCCATCAATAAATGTATTAACTGCTTTGTCATACTCTCTTGCTTTTGCAATCATACGTAAACATTTATTATTGTGTGTTTTTAAATAATCTTTCGGGAGTTGTGGCATTTTAGATTTAGGTGTAACCTTGTAATCTTTAATACATAAGTGATCTAATAATTTTTTGATTGATGATGCGGCCCAGATATCAACTCTAATAGTTGTAATACTTTCTATTGCTTTTATTATTTGATCTCTACGTTTTTTGAGATGTCTTCCAAATAGGACAGCTTTTGCGACATCTATTCTAACGCCTTTAAATTTCATGTCAACTAAACATAAAAATAATTTTGTTTCTAATTCAAAAATTTTTCTACAAGTTTTTTGCTCTCCATCATCTTTTGTGTATAATACTTCGTCAATTTTTTTATTAAAAAGATTCCATAATTTAAAAGTTAAATCAACGTCTTGTTTTGCATAGTCTTTTACAATTGAAGCTGGTAGTTTATGCATATTAGTCATAGGATCTTTTACAGTACCGCCAGACCATTCAAGTGTTTTTTGTTGTAAGTCGTACTTATACTTAGATTCATTTAAATAGTCTTTTGATAAAGAGTCTAATGAATATCTAAATCTATTTTCATCGATAACTGACGCTGCTATCATAGTATCCACGATTCTACCTTTCATCATCTTACCTGTGATGGCTCTAATCCAACATACATCATACATGGCGTTGTGAAATACTTTTGTTATCTTTTCATTTTGAAAAATTTTATCATCTAAAACTTTCCAAATCTTTCTAGTTCTTTCAAAGTCAAGGTCAGTATCGGAATGTCTAAGAGGAAAATATGCAGTATCTTTACCTGTTGCAACTGCAATACCACAAATAAAACCATCTTTTCGTATTGCACCTAGACCTTTTGTCTTAAGGTTTGGATCGTAAGTCTCAATATCGACAGCTACTGTATCTATACCTTTTAGATCTAAATCTTCTGGAGTATTACACATTATTTATACCCCATGAGTTAGGTTTATCTTGTGGTTTATCTTCTTTTGGTTTTTCTATTTCTTTATAATCTCTTTCAAGTATCATCTCTAAAAAATGTATAGCCTTCAATATATCTTCCTTCTTCCCTTTCAATCTATGGCGACAAATATATTTTATAGCGCATCCTTCGGGAAAAAGCAATTCATTCTCTACAACAAACTTGCTTGGTTGAATTTTAAATTTTTGGTAGTGTGATCCACCGTGTTGCTTGTCCCATACACTTTTATTTTTCATCTTACTCCTAACGTATATTTATCTTGTGATGCTATTGTCCAACAGTCAAATTTTCCTCGACTGTAAGCTACATATTTTAACCTTAATTGACTAAAATAATCTTCTGGTCTGAATCTCGTTTCGTCTACAATCACATTATCAAATGTTAAACCTTTTACTGTATGTATGTTTGCATATTTAACTCTGGTTTCTCCATCTAAATTATAATCGTTTTGTAAAATTTTTTTAATATATAAAATTCTTTCTTGCTCTGTTTTAGTTCTTATCAAAGAAAAATCTTTTTGTTTTAATGAGTCTGGTTTTAAATATTTTTTGGTAATTAACTCATGTACAGTATATTCACGGTCTATCCACTCTTCAAATGTTTCTTCTCCTTTACCATGTACAATCACTTTACTACCCATATATTTCCAGAAATCTTTTATCTGTTTTAGAGAAACAAGTTTTCCTCTTATAAATTCTGGCCAAATTTTATGACATCTTAATTCTTTTTTTGGTACGTGGGCCGTGTTCCCTACGTGTGCGAACTCTATACCGTGTTGTTTGAAAAAACTTTTTACCCATGTGTCCGAAGGTTTTTGTCGATATGTAAATAAAAATGTTTCATCAGTATTTTTTATTTTTTCTAAAAGTCTTTCCATTGCACTACATTTATTAATTAGGTTTGGTAAATAATAGTGGTTACCCATTACATCGGTTGGTTTCCAAATTCTGTGAGTTTCATAATGGTCCCATATAGGTTTAATAATTTTTTTACATAAAGCATTTATAGTTTTACTACATCGATACCCTTGTTCTAATTCTTTAGCACCTTTGGATAGTTCGTAAAATTCCTTTGCATTAGCACCAGCCCATTCAAATATAGTTTGATCGGGATCACCAACAAACCAGTACTCTTTTACATTTGTAGCTATTTTATCTAAAGCTATCTTTTGTGTTTTATTACTATCTTGTGCTTCATCCACTATTAAAGCATCTATGTCTGGCTCAACTGCCTTGTCTATAAATCTTTTAATCATGTCATGAAAATCTAATGTTTGATTCTTTTTGTTATATTCTTCCACGATTGGTAACATTTCTTCTATATCGTTTATAGAATAGCCGTTGTATTTTTTATCAGATTTTTTCCAATGTTCTTTGAGAGATCTACCGAATCCATAAGCTTCTTTAACAAATTTAAAATAACCATGTTCTCTG